CCAGATTCCCCAGATTGGCTGATGCAGGTCCACGCCGCTGCTGGGACGAAACTTCTGTACCCTCCATTGCCTACGGAACGGATTCCTCACCGCTGACCCCCAAAGCTCGCGTCGGTCCCCACTGCTCCTGATAGTGAGACCGCAGATCTCTATGACCGTAAGGCCGGACTGCAGGTGCGTCTAGGGCTTGAAAGCTCAACTGCGCGATCAGCATGCCCGGCCTGAGTTCCATCCGGAGCGCCCCATCGTTCTTAAGCTCCAAGGTGACGTCGCCTCGGAATCCGGGATCGATGAATCCGGCGGAGTGCACGGTGAGGAAAAGCCTTGCGAGGCTTGACTTTCCCTCCACCCTGCACACGACGTTGTCCGGCATGTTCAGCCGTTCAATGGTGGAACCCAGGACGCACTCTCCGGGCGACAGCAGGTACGTCCGGAACCTGTCGAGGTAGATGGGTTGTCCATCCGGATGCCTGATGAAGTCCGCGCTGAGGCGAACGTCAAGCGAGGCCGGTTGGATCTGCGAGTCCTGGATGTCGCCCCAGAGCTCAATCCGTTGCTCCGGCACGAAAACCACTCGCCTGGCGTCCGGCCTGTCCGGAAACACCATCCGGCGGATCATGTAGTCGTTGAGCATCTACAGCACGCCCAGAGACTTCATCTGCAGGAACAGCTGGACGTCAGCGATGTGCCGCATCGCCTCGCCGGAGTGCCACTTGCCGGCATCCATGGCGTCCCGCAACGAGAGGGATGTGCTCTTGATCTTGTCGCGCTGCACGATGTCGTTGATGCCCTGCCTGTCGAGGTATTCGTTGAGCTCGGAGTTCAGCCGACGCCACCTGTTGCCGGCCTCATCCGCGCGGGCCTGCGCCTCACGGATGGACTTCCACTTCAGCTGCACCCACTGTCGCTCGCCATCCTCCATCGGAACCAACGGAGTCCGCTTGCTGGCGGGCTGCCGTGTGATCTCGCTCATGCCGATTCCTCTCGTACGTGCTTACCAAGCGCTTCCCAGTGCTTCTCCATCTCCGGCCTTGCGTTCGGGTTGCGAAGTCCATATGCGGGATGTAGCATGACCCACAGCTCGCAATCATTGTTGAGAGCCGTTGCCCTCCCGGCATACTTCGTCACTCCACCCATTCGGGCCCAGCCCGAAGGCCAGAGCGCATCGAACGCCGTTCCGCCGACGGCCACGAGGATGCGCGGCCTGCCGAGCGCTCCCCACTCTCGCCGGAGATGCGGAACGGAGGCCGCTACCTCCTCCGGATACGGGGTGCGATTGCCCGGAGGCCGATACTTGACGACATTGGTGATGAAGTACTGCTCCGGCGTCAGCTCTGCTGTCTCCTGGATGAGCGACCGCAGAACACGCCCGCTAGCGCCCACGAATGGCCGCTTATGGGTGTTCTCAGTTGCCCCTGGGGCTTCCCCCACAATGAGGAGTTTCGGCCGTGAGCTGCCCTCTCCGGGCACCAGAACGATGCCGTCTGTCCGGAGGTGGTCAAAGCTCCTGTCCGCGCGGTACGCCTCGTACACATCCGCGAGGTTGCCGGGGATGCTCATCACTTGGTCCTGCGGAGCCTGATGGCGTAAGCGCAGCGAACGTTGAATAGGTGTTCCGCACCCGGTCCGCAGCCGTCCTCCACGCCGCTCCGGTCCGCCAGGATAAGCCCCATGTCCTCCAACTCCTTTGGGTCTCCTCGCAGAGCCCTGTTGCCGGCAGCATCGATCATCTCATTCACCGGACCAAGACTGACCATGGTCCCTTTCGGAGCAACCCATGCTGTTGGAGCGCTCGGGTCTGCGTGCTCTTCCGGACAGGATGCCTCGCCGAAGTCCGGGTCACCGAAGTTCGGGCATTCGGCGTTCCGGCAGAACAACTCAGGAGCCTGTGACCTCCGATCCTCTTGCAGGGCAGCAGTTTCGGAGCCGCAGGCCGCGTAACCGGCGATGTCATCCCAGGAGTCTTGGTGCGTCGACTGCCAGGTGAGGCGCGAGAGCTTGAGGCTGATCATGATAACGGAGACGTCATGCCCCTCCAGCTCCCTGCCCGCCGGAGCGCGATATCCGAGCGCGTTGAGCGTCGCGGCAATCCGCTGGAAGTCCTCATCAGGCTCGCCGTAGCTCTTGTTCCGCTCCTGAGTCGTGTACTTCAGCGCGCGCTCCAGGACGCCCTTGCGCCCGGTGTATCGAGCCTCAGTCTTGTCCATACTTGGACCTCCAGACTTCCAAGTCGTATCTGATGTACTCAGCCACCTGCTCTAGCGACATGGCGCGCCGAGCGAAGCTGAGGTGTCGGTTGTAGGGTTGGTCACGGAGGATTGGCTGTGCGAACTCCGGCATCCGCAGCCGCTCCGCCTCCTCGATCATCTCTGGCAGGTCATCCACGACCGAAGCGACTCGACCTCCGGCCTGCCGGTACAACTCGTCATACTTCGATCCGTCGGCTACCGGATCGAACAGCAGCGCGTCATACTCCAATTCGTTACGCCGCAACCATTCCCGCGTGTCCGGGTCAACGTTGTCGAGTCGGAGATAGGGCCTCGTGGTGCACAGCCATAGCTCCGCGCCGAGCTTCCGCCGGACCTGCCGCGTGAGGAGGGACGCGCCTTCGTACGCAGGCATCCAGCGCTTCCAGCCGCCCTGCCGATATGCCAGCTTGGCGTCACGATAGTCCCGCAGACTGATCCCCATGAACTCCCACAGCGGCAATCCGGGGTTGATGATCTCCTTGTGGGGGAACAGCCGTCCGAAGTAGCGCTGTGCGAAGTCGAGGAAGTTTCCGTGGTAGTCCCCCAGCGTGCCGTCAATATCAAGCGACACCACCGGCCTGCCGTATCCGTTGGTACGCAACGCGTGCACCCCAGTCATAGTTGTGCCGCCTGGGTGTATGCGGTATGAGAGAGTACGGTCTTGTTCCAGGCCCCGAACCTGCCGACCTTCAGGACCTTGAATGGCGAGTCTCCGCGCCGGAGAAAGCAATCGCAGTCCGTCGAGATCGGCTTGCTGATCAGGGTGACGCCGTGGTATGGAGGTTTGCGTCGCTCGGGCCACTCTGCCGTCCGGTAGCCGAACACCTTTGCCGTCCGGTACCAGCCCACGTCCCGTGTGCCGTCGCAGATGATGGTGTCATCCGGCGCTACATCAATCGGGCAGAAGGTCCCGCGCTCCGGCGCGTCTCCCGAGGCCCAGACCTCCCGGGTGTGAAACCTGTGCTCTGCAAAGCAAAGCGCTGGTGCCGGGATGGAGCTGATGATGTATTCGTACTGCTGGCTGATGACGCCCGATTCCGAGTCAGGGTCGCCTACCCCCAGATCACGGAAGCTCAGATCCGGCGCGTGCATGATGAGCTGCGAGTACATCTCCCAAGCACGGTCGTACGCGGCGCGGATGTCCCAGGCCAGATGCTCAGACTCCAGCATCTCAACAGAAGTCTTTACGGGGTTGGGTCCGTAGACCTTCTCGCGGTAGCCGGACACGTCGCCGTTCAGCTGGTACTTGACGGTGCGCGGCTCCTGGCCATCTGTCAGGCCGGGAATCGGAGCGTGCAGGTACTGCACGCCAAACATCTCCGACTTGCGCATCTTGGAGAAAACCCTTACGTTCCAACCGTTCTGCATCAGCGCGTGCGTAGCGAACAGTCCGGCCGGTCCACAGCCAAGCACCGCAGCCCAACGGCGGTTGTTACGGCTCCACCGGCTCATGACTGCGGCTCCGCGTATTCTGAGTCGTACCCTGCCTCTTCCGCCTGCTGCCTCTCCCAGCGAGCCATGGCCTCCTTGCGGATCCGGTCGACGGACGGATCGTAGGCGTTGGTAACGATTGCCAGGACCCAGGCCAGCTCCTGCGCGCGGTACTTGTCTCCACCGTCCTCAGAGGCCTGACCGGTCATGAGGCGCTCCATGATGGAGTCCATCTCGGCCCACAGCGCCTCGATCAGCGTCGGTCCTCCGTAGACCGCGCGCAGGCTGGGACGGTGTAGTGTGATCTCTTTGACCGCAACGCTTTCCATCTTGCGCGTAGCTATGGCCGCCTCCGCGCCTTGCCGAGTTGAGGAAGCGAAGTGGATATCGCCGTCCAGCAGCAGGTCCTCATCATGGACCACGAAGATTTTCTCCGGGTGGTCGACCCAATCCAGCTTGCTGCGGTCATACTCCATCTTCGCTCTCCTCTTCCTCCTCAGCGGCGCAAGACTTCAGCGCCTCGAACACGTCCCGTACGTCGCGGATGTCCTCGCCGGTTTCCCTTGCTATCCGATGCAGGTATTCCTCTTCGGACTCCGGCTGCGGCACCCTACTGGGGGTTGTGCTCATGGTCATACCTCTCCGCGTTCAGGCGGTGCATGGTATCGTGATAGGTGCGCCACTCCTTGCCCGCCACTAGCCGCCGCTCCTCCCTGTCAGGCTCCGGCACGAACCGCATACGCAATTCGTTGTCGTGCCTGAGGTCTAGGTGCTTCATCAGCGTCTCGTCATCCATGACGCCGACCGGCGGTATCCTAACAATCATTGCTGGCCCCTTCCGTTGCTCTCTACAGGATAGCTCCGAGGATTGTAGTGCCGATACTGTAGAGGGCCAGCCGGTTTACAGCCCGGCTGGCCCTATCCCCCATCCTACAGGAAAGCCTAGAAGGGAGGCTCATCCAGATCGGCGTCGTCACCGTCGTCGTCACGGGCGGTGTCTTCATCTGCCGCGCCGTCCTCATCGTCCGGCGCTTCGTCGATCGGCAGATAGCCACTGCCGTTGAGCCTCAAGCTCTCAGCGTAGCCGTTCGCCGCAGGCTGGTGCTTCACGTTGACGTACACCAGGAGACCGGACGGATCACCGAC